GGTTATCAACTTACCACAAGCACACCGCACTATTCGTGCGGGTAGCGTTGCCATGTTGCCCCCTACTCTTGCGGTATTTCCGCGTGTCGCGCTAGGGTCATGAACCCTTGCCGTCTATCGGTGCGCGACTACCCTACTAATTACCCTGTAAGCCCACAAGTCGCGTGTGCTTACTCGCTGGCTTCAAGTCTGCCCGTGCTAGGCGTACCTTCTGCCCGAAAATCTCTCGCTTCTCCTGCCTATCTAGTGAGCGATTTAGTCGCTCATAGTGGGCTAGGATTTCATCTAGGCGTGTAGCCATGATGCCCCCTATTACTTGTCGTGTACATTGAACGCTTGGGCGCGTGGTGTCGCGTTAGCGTGTAGTTGTGCTAGTATAGCACTCTCTTGTGCTTCTGTCAAGTCGGGCGTTAGTACGCGCTCCCCTGCCATGATAGCCTTGTGCGATTTACGCGCTAGGCGTACAACCCTGCCATGTACTAGGGGCGCTACTGTACGGGTGTGCCCGTGCTTGTCTGTAATCGTCACAGGTGAGCATTGTGCTCCCGTGAGATTATAGTGTCGCTTCCCCCATTGGCGTGAAGCCTTTATGGTTGCTGGCGTGTGTACTATGCTACCCGACCCCGCGTAGGGGTTAGGCACTGCTATCTCCCTTCTCTAAGTTGTACTGCGTATCTTACACTATCTTGTCGTACTTGTCAAGTAGGGGGGAGATAATCTAGGCGGTATCCCGTCGGGCGACCCGACTTATCTAGGGGCGTATCCTGCCCGACTATCTCTCCCTATTTACTTGTACTGCCTAAGTATCTCACACTCACTTGAACTTGTCAAGTCTGCCGATACTTTCGGCGTGTCGTGTCGTACCTTGTGGGTACTTGATGACGGAGAGAATAATACAGGATAACCCCTAGCGTGTCAATTCCGACACGCCGTAGAAAATGTGAGATAGGTCACACCATCACAGGGCAAAGATTATACCATGACACGGGGGAATTGTCAAGCCCGATTTATGTGAGATTAGTCATAGAACATTTGTTCTAATTATGGGGGGCTAAGGGCATGGGGGGATAGTTCACCCACCTGTATTTATTAGAACACTTGTTCTATGGCATAAATCACACTTATTAGACTTGACAAAGACTCAGAAGCATGGTATAATGCCCTAGTGTATTCTCAGGAAACTCTCAGGAATCTCTAAGGATACTCTCAGGGAACTCACAGGAAGGGTTTTTGCCCTGCCCTTTTATAAACTCAGCCAACACCCCTGCTATATACTCACCCTAAAAATTTCTGTTATATAGCCCCCTAATATATATACAAAATAGGACATACTACCCCTATAAATAAATATATCTAGGAAACCTGTTCGGTTTCCAGAAATGAACAGGTTATCTTATATGTAATAATAATTCCATATAAGAGCGAGCTTCGCTTTATGGCTCGCTCGCTTATATATATAATATAATATATATTATTATAATTATATATGGGGATACTCTACCCGTTTACTGACGGGCGTTATTACTGTGATTTATAGGGGGACTGATGGGCAGAAAGCCGGGTAAGGTAGATATACCCAAGGCTGAGGCTAAAGAGCGGGTACTGACCCTCCTGAGCCAGGGTAGCACCATCACCGCCGCTATGGCGGCTGTCAACCGTAACGAAGTAACCTTCAGGCAATGGTCGATGCAGGATGCCGACTTTAAGGCTAGAGCCGACGAGGCCCGCCTTGCTGGCAAGGGCGTCAAGGCTGACTTGAGAAACTTGAAAGATATCTCCTTTGAGGAGTTCTCTGAGCAGTTCCTAGACACCAAGCTCTTTGACCATCATAAGGACTGGGTCGACTTGGTAGAGGGCCGTGAGCCCCGCTGGCTACACCCCGCTATGGTTTATGAACCCGGCGCGGCTAACCGAGTCCTGATTAACGTACCACCTGAGCATGCCAAGTCCACGGTCATCACGATTAACTATGTGACCTACCGACTAGCTGTGGACCCGAATGTCCGCATCATCATAGTCTCAAAGACCCAGGGCATGGCCCGCAAGTTCCTCTCGGCTATCAAGACAAGACTTTCCCACCCGAACTGGATTAAGCTCCAGACGGCCTTCGGCCCGAATGGTGGATACAAGGCAGACTCCCAAACCTGGAGCGCTGATATGATTTATCTAGGTAGTGGACGTGACTCAGGGGAGAAAGACCCTACCGTCCAGGCTCTCGGCTTTGGCTCTCAGATTTACGGTGCCCGTGCCGACTTGATTATCCTAGACGATGTTGTGATGAACTCCAATGCCCATGAATGGGAGAAGCAAATTGAATGGCTTCAAAAAGAAGTCATCACACGCTTAGGCCGACACGGGAAACTACTTATCGTAGGGACCCGTGTTGCGCCCGTAGACTTATACAAGATGATACGCGATGGGCAACAGTGGACTGGTGGCAAGAGCCCCTTCACTTACTTCGCCCAACCTGCGGTACTAGAATTTGATGAAAAGCCCCATAACTGGAAAACGTTGTGGCCCTGGACGGACAGGCCAGAGGGCGAGAAAGACGAAGCTAATGAGCAAGGACTCTATCCAAAGTGGGATGGCGACGCTCTATTCACCCGACGCAGCGAAGTCGCACCAAGTGTCTGGGCAATGGTATACCAACAAGAAGACGTCATCGAAGATGCTATCTTTGCGCCAGCAGCAGTTGCAGGATGTGTCAACGGTATGCGAAAGCGCGGACCGCTTAAACCAGGCGTTCCAGGACACCCACAGAAACTAGACGCACCGTATACGGTTATTGGTCTAGACCCTGCGATGACGGGGAACACGGCAGCGGTGGTCTTGACCTATAACCGACAAGACAGCATGATTTACATTCTCGACTGTGTAAACATGACTGAGCCTACACCTATGAAGATTCGTGCCCTGATTGAAGATTGGGTACAGCGATACAAACCACAAGAGTTAAGAATTGAAATCAATGCACACCAGAAAGCATACGCACTCGATGACGACTTGCGTAACTGGCTCTCGATGTATGGATGCCAACTCAACTCTCACTTCACTGGTAAGAATAAGTGGGATACTAGCTTTGGTGTGGCTTCTATGGCAAGTCTTTTTGGTAGCCTTAGAGATGGAAGATTCCAAGATAACAACTCAATAGAACTACCAAGCAATGAAGGTAGCGAAGGACTTAAGGCTCTGGTACAGCAGTTGATTACCTGGAAGCCTGAGACTAGAAACCCTAGCGACTGTGTGATGGCTCTATGGTTTGCAGTGATTCGTGTACGCGAGTTGATGCAACAGAACTCACAGTCAGCCAAATGGATGCAAAACCGTTGGGCCACTAGAGCACAGACAGAGAGACGATTCTCAATTAACTTAGATGAAGCCATTGCAGAACAATGGCAACAGACATACGGATAGGAGCCAGTTATGGCAAAGATAAAGCGTCAATCAGTAAGCCAGGTTGAAGAAAAAGCCTACTGGGCTAGACACAATGCAGCAACAAATGACTATCAAGAATCAGTCATTAATACAGCGATGGACCTTAATCGCGGTAAAGCTAAAGGTGTAGATAGAGTTCTCGGTAGAACACCAACCGAAGGCGAAAGAGATGCAGCAAGAATGATGCAAAAGACTCGCTCTGCTGAACTTGATAGAAGCCTTGCTCGTGCAAAAGGTGTTACAAACCGTGCTGCTGCTAAAGCAGTAAAGGAAGATAGACGCCGTGGAATGACAGGTCGCTCCTCTGGTGGAATCACCGGTAAGGGTGGCAAGAGCGTTAACCCTACTTACAACACATACTAAGATTTGGTTAGGATATAATGTTATCGATTGAACAGATTGCAGCACGAGTTGACTCGTTGCGCTTTCGTAACGCGGATAGGGACGCCCGTAATCTGGATGTCCTTGCTGTCCGTAAAGGTCAGATTGCTAGCGTATATCCTGACTTCTTTCCAGATGGAGTAGATGCAAATGTCGTTGCGAATTTTATTGACATTGTTGCTAGAGACTTATCTGAAGTTATGGCGCCTCTGCCTGCCGTCAACTGCTCCGCAGCAAACCAAACGAGCGACCGTGCTCGTGCTTTTGCTGACAAGCGTACTCGCATTGCTAGCAATTACTTTGCTCATTCTGACTTATCCGTTCAGATGTACTCGGGAGCGGACTGGTACCTAACCTACGGCTTCTTGCCATTTGTTATTGAGCTAGACGCAGAAGCTAAACTACCTCGTATTCGCCTAGAAAACCCAGTGGGTGCTTACCCAGAGTTTGACCGTTATGGTCGTTGCATCGCATTTGCGAAGCGTTATCAATTAACGCTAGGCGAACTCGTTTCACAATTCCCTGAGTATGAGCGTTCGCTCCTTGGTGGACTTGGATACAAGCAAGAACTAAACTCTCTCATTGAGATGGTTCGCTACTATGACAAAGACCAATCGGTAATCTACTTACCAGATAAAAATAATCTTGTCTTGTCATCTGTAAAGAATCCACTTGGTAAGATGATGATTGTTGTAGCACGCAAGCCATCTATTGACGGTGAGCTTCGTGGACAGTTTGATGATATCCTAGGTATCCAGTTGCTACGCAACCGCTTTGCACTCCTTGCTATGGAAGCTGCAGAGAAATCTGTACAGTCTCCAATTGTACTTCCACAAGATGTACAGGAGCTACAGCTTGGTGGCGATGCAGTTATCCGTACCTCAAACCCAGCTGGTGTACGCCGTGTAGAACTTACTCTACCACAAGGTGCATTCACAGAACAAACTTTACTTAATCAGGAATTACGCGTTGGCGCTCGTTATCCTGAGGGACGCACAGGAAATGTCAACGCATCTATTGTCACGGGTCAGGGCGTTCAGGCTCTCATGGGCGCGTTCGACACCCAGGTCAAATCTGCACAGGCTATCTTTGCTAGCGCCCTCCGTGATGTAATTCAGATTTGCTTTGAAGTTGATGAGAAGATTTTCCCAGACGAGAAGACAATCCGTGGTGTAGATGCAGGTGCTCCGTATGAAATTACATACTCACCTAAGAAAGACATCAAGGGTGACTTCTCTGCAGATGTACGCTATGGAATGCTTGCAGGATTAAACCCTGCTCAAGGTCTTATCTTTATGCTCCAAGCTTTGGGTGGTAAACTTATCTCCAAAGATATGGCAATGCGTGAACTACCATTTAGCGTTAATGTCAGCGAAGAAGTTGAGAAGATTGAAATTGAAGATATGCGTACAGCACTTCTTGCTTCACTTCAAGCATATACTCAGGCTATCCCTCAGATTGCAGCAAGTGGTGGAGACCCTTCGCAGATTGTAAGCAAGATTGCTCAGGTCATCAAAGCACGCCAAAAGGGCAGAGCTATTGAGGATGCAATTGAGGAAATCTTTACACCTGAGCCTCAAGTTCCTCCT